GGCCGGAGGCAGCACGCCCTCTTCGGCCAGCAATTCGCCGAACGCCCACAGCAGAGCGTTCTGTTCCGAGGCGAACTCGCCCCATTTCCGGCCGGGATGGCATCCGCGGCTCGATCCGCCGATCATCCAGGTCGTAGCGGCCACCCAGACGCCGTCCTGTTGCCCGATATGGACTTTTACATAATCGCGGCCGTTGGTGTAGAGAATTTCGGTTCTGTATTCGCCCGACTGTAATACGGGGTAATCGTACCACGGGGCCGGGAGGTCGGCCCGATTGTCGATTCGCAGGTCTGCGTAAGGATTCGATTTCATAATGCGTTGTCAATTAGGAAGGCCGCCGAGCGGCATGTAGATTATCTGCGGCCGGGACTGCTCGGCCTGTCCGGTCGGCCGTTCCGGCCGGGGATTCAGCCCGCCGCTGCGTTGGATCGCGCGGAGCTTCAAGGCCAGCGCGTCCAGCTCCGGCGGGGTCAGCGCACCGAACTCCTTTCCGGCGATCCGGCGGTCCCGGCAAAAGGCATTGATCCGCGGCCAGTCCGTCGTGTCGATGCCGAGCTGCTGCATCAAGCGGAGCGCCGCCGACCGTTTCTTTTTCCGGAGTTCGTGCTGCGGGTCGGCCGTCGAACGTTCCAGCGCGTCGCACAGGGCGTCGTACTCGGCGGTGGACATGGCCCGCAGACTCGACGTCCGGCCGTTGGTGTACTGCTGCACCAGGCGCTCCTTCATTTCGTCGTCGTGGAGCGGCAGACGGTTGAATAGCTTGTAGAATCGTTTGTAGGTCATGGCGGATATGGTTGTTTATTCGGTCAGATAATATTTCGCGGCGCCCTCCTCCCAAATGGTGAAGTACGCCTCCGCGTCGTCGGTATAGCGCCCCTGACAATATGCCCGGTAGCCTTTGGTGTGGATTTTCACGCCGCAGTCGAAGCGGATGTCGTCGGCCATCTTGCCCTTCGGCCGCCCCTTGTAAACCTGCGACACGAGGATGAACGACTTGCGCGGAAAACGGTCGAACAGCTCCTTTTTCAATCGGTCGAAACTCCGCACGTCGAGGTACTGCACCGAGTCGATGATAACGAAATTCGCACTCTTGGGCCGCTCCAACCGTGCGACGAGATCGGCCACCGTCAGCCCCGTCACGACCTTGAATTTCCCTGCGACATCCTTCATCCCGAGCCGCTTGATCCGTTTCTTGAACGAGAGGTTTGCACCCTCCTCCAGACTCACGTAATCGACACGCCCATAGTCACAGAGTTTCTTGCCTAACAACATGACGAACGTACTCTTACCGCTGGCCGACTCTCCGTCGATGAACCAGCGCTCGAAGCGGGAGGGGCGGCCGAAGGCGGCCTCCCACTCCCCGTCCAGCGGAAGTTCCGGGATATTCAGATTCTCGATCTCCGAGGGTGAATAGGCCCGCATGACTATACCTCCTCTCCTTTGGTGATCAGCGAATGGACCCGACGCAGGCTGCCGTTGCTCCGACGGGCGATCTGCCGGAAATCCGTGCCCTCCGGAGTGTTCGCCTGGGCGATCATCATGGCCTGGCCGAGCAGGAACTTCCGGCGCTCGTCGCCCTCGGGCGGCGTGATGCTGTTGTACTTGTCGCCGCAGCGGCTCCGGATCTCGGCAAACCCTACCGTCTTGAACTCGATGCCGCGCTCCAGCTTGGCCTTGAAGCCGTCGGCCCCCATCAGATACCACGAGCAGCAACCCTCCGTGCCGTTCCATGCAGCCTTGATCTCCAGGAACGCTTCATACACCAGGTCGCCCGCCTCGTCGAGGATGATCTGCGGATGGTCAAGCGTCCGCAGGTAAAACACAAGGTCGTCGTAGACGTCCGCATAACGGCTGACGGAGTTCAGACCGAACTCGCGGGCGATGAAGCGCACCAGCCGCTGCTTGGTCTTCACCTGCGAGCAGTCCACGTAGACGACGTTCTTGTGCGTTTTGGCGTGGTATTGTGCGGCGACCGTCTTGCCGATGTTCGGAATATCGCAGAACATGCCCGAAAGGCTCTTTGCGCGGCACAGTTCCAGTTGCGAAGTGAGGTATTCGAAAGTCGGCGTCTTGACGATCTTCCACTCCGCGCCGTCGTCGAGGCTCACGCCCAGCCGCCGGGCGATGGACATCCATTTCGCGTCGCTCAGCTTCTGTTCGGTGTTGCCTTTCTTGATCTCGCTGTAAACCGAGGTCGAAATGCCCAGGGCGACGGCGTGTTTGGCGTCCGTGGCGTAATTCTGCCTGTTGCCGGATATGGCCAGCACGATGCGGGTTTTAATGTCGTTCGAAATCATATCTCAATGTGTTTTATTATCGTTCTAAAGCTCATGTTTTGCCAGCGCCGCGTAGTCGATGCCGAAATCGAATACCTCCGCCTCCTCCGGCGGTGCGGCAGGGGCCGCTTCGACGATCTCCGGCTCCTCATGGGCCGGAACATCACCGGGCAGGAGCCGCACTTTGCAGATCTTCTCCCGAGCCATCATGGCGTCGAACTGCGCGTTGTATTTCGCCTGCTCGGCGTAGGCTTCACGGTCCCGCTCCGTCTGCTCGGCCGTGGCCTCGTTATAGGCTTCGATACGGCGGCAGGTGGCGATATAGGCCCCGTGCTGGTAAATATACACCTCCGGGACATTGCCCTGCTCGTCGGGCAGATAATAGGCCTCGACGGTGTAGTCGTTCGGCGCGAGCCGTCCGATCAACTCCGGCGAGGGCAGCGCATAATCTTCGTAATGGACCCGGCAGTACTTGCTGCGCCGGATCGACGTGCGCACCTCCTCGCCGATGAAGCGGTAGAGCAGCGCCTTGTCCACGGGCGCGAGATCCGGATTCTGGTAGCGGCAGAGCACCTCCCAGCGCGTCAGCCCCGGGTAGAGCTTCTGGTTCGGATGCAATGCGTTATTGTATTCGTGGATGGCCCGGATGTCGTCGGCCACGAGCTGCTCGTAGGTATAGGTCGCCTCCTTGTAGGTGTTGTTGAACTCGTCATAGACCTTTTCCTCCTTCGGGCGGTTGGCTTCCAGGCGGGCGTACCAGCGGCCGATGCCGACCTGCGAGCGCTTCTCCACGCCGTACTTCTTCACCCGGTTGAAGTGCTCGGCCCGTTTCTCCTGCGAGTTACCGGGGTTGCACCACCGCACGAAGGGGAACACCACGCCCGCGCGGATCAGCCCGTCGGCGAAGTTGTTCACGAGGTGGTGTTCGACCTCCACCTCGGCCGGGCAGTTCCAGCCCTGGTGGTCGATCAGCCGGAACATGTTCCGCACGCAGTCGATGAACAGGTCGGCCGTTTTGAGGCGGTTGTAGGCGTAACCAACGACGCAGCCGCTCGCCACGTCGTAGGCATAATAGGCTTTGACGCGGTTTCCGTCGGCCATCTTGCGCGGCAGGTCGCGGTCGTCGAGCGAAATCTTCGAGAACGCCCAGACCGGGGCTTTGCGCTTGTGGTGTGGACGGTAGCGGTTGTTGAAGTCCCACGCACTGTCGTGCAGTTTCGACCGTAGGGCGCGGTTCTTCGGGTTGTTCAGGTAATTGGCGACGGTCGTTTCGCTCAAAGCGATCGGCTCGCCCTCTTTGTCCGTGAACTCTTCCGGGTCGAATAGTTCCCCGGTTTCCGGGTCGTACACGTTCAGCTCGCCGCAGACGAACTGATTGTACATCTCGGCCACCGTCGTATTGAAGGGACGCTCCGGCAGGCTGTCCAGCGAAAGGATCAGCCGCTCGATCTTGTAGTTCACCTTACGGGAGTTCTGATTTTGGAACCGACCGGAAATAAGGCAGGCATATCCTTCCCGTTTGAACTGGGCGACCTTCTTGCGAAAACGGAGCATGCTTTCGGGCAGCGTGTGGCCGAACTCCCGTTTGAAATAGGTAATGGTTTCGGCCATTGAGTCCCATCCGATACGGCCGACACGTCGCAGGGCATTGGCCGACGCCATCAGCCGCAGCACCGCCTTGATTACGGAAGCGTTTACCGTGTATTCGTTGATCTTCTCCGCCGGAAGGGCCGAACCGTTGTCGAAACGGAAGGCCGAAAAGTAGCTCCGCGCCTCGGCATCGGGCGTGTAGTTCGCCCGAAGCCACTCCTGCAACGGCATCGTCGAGATGTCCGGTTTGCGTTCCTTTACGGCCAGGCGGTACTTTCCCGGCAGACTGTCGAATACGATCAAAGCCTTACGGCCGCGACAGGCCCGTTGAGCGACCTGTACCTTGCGACGGTTCACAAGTTGATCGTATGCCGGTTTACTCATGACCTCCAGAAGTTCCGGCTGCGTAATACAAAGTATGTTGTTAAAATACTCCATTTGTCGTTTTCTGTGCTCCCGTGCCGGCATCGCTCCGGAGTAACGCCTGTGCGTTCACGGGAAAATCGCTATATTTGTCTGTTCAACTACAAATTTTAGCGATTATGGAAAAAGAACTTGAAAAAATAGAAGTAGTACGTTTCGAAACGTCATATGACGATGGAACCCTCGATATGTACACTGAACAAGTGAGATCGTTGTGCAAAGCTTTTGGTCTTAACTTCAAAATTATTGATCAGCATCTTGAAGGTGCCGAGGTACTACGCTATTATGAAATTTTCATTTCCGCATCTTCATTCCTCGTTGAAGACTTGCGTCACGTCATCAAAACTTTCATTCTAACATACCACATGCCCCTTATGCACGTGAAGACAATAGAGATGGATTCTGAATCATATCTGCAAATGCCTGCCGAAACCTTTGAGGTAGAGAATCTAAATAAGTAGGCGAAAAACGATTTGACCGTCTAATGCGCTTCACTATTCCCCGCCTAACAAATTGTATTAACTCGTCTTTTCCGACTACTTTTGCCGCAGTTTCAAAAGATATTACGGTGCTTCTTGTTATCATCGCGTGCTTAAATTGATTCATGATTTTATCCGCAGTGAGGCCGGATGCGGATCGGCGAGTCTGTTGTAGATCGTTTGCAGGGAGTAGAGCATGTTGCCCCAGGTCGAAACGGTGAGATCGTCGAAGCTGGCGACCTTCTGCCCGTCAATGTGGATTGTCGTCCGGTTGCTTTCCAAATGGACGACGACCTCGATCCGGTGGCCGAACTTCTGACGCATACAGCCGTTTTCGAAAGTGGTATCCACGTCCGGCAGGTAACCTTTGGGAGCGGTTATTCCCAAGTAGATCACGCCGCCGCGCTGAAAGGCCGCTTTCCGCAGCATATTGTCGCGCGCGCTGTTGCCTTTGTACTTCAAAGCCCGGTCGAGGGTCGAGCGCGTGATCTTGAAGGTCTTGACCATCTCCATCCGGACCGTCGTAGGCAATAAGATTTGTTTTGTCGCCATACTATTTCAATTTTTTCTGTAACTTTACCCCGTTAGTACATTGTATCAACGCTGCAAATATCGTAACATATCACGAATATTCCAAATTTAATCGTGATTTTTTGCGAAAAATAATAGGATACTTATTATGATCGGGACGATTCACGAAAGGATTGAACGCCTTGTAAAAGAATTTGGAGGCGGTAAAAACACAGTATTTGCCGATAAAATTGGTGTAAGCGAAGGAAATATCCGAGGTTACATCAAAGGTATCATGCCCAAATATGATGTGCTCGAAAAAATCGTGACTTCTCTCGATGTGAATCCGGACTGGTTGCTGACTGGTCGCGGGAACATGGAAAAAGAACCGGACCAGCAACAGGCCGGAATACAAGTGCAGGAAAAGTTCCCTCTCAAAACCGACAATCTGGTCGATCTCCAGCGCATTCCCCTTTACAATCTGGAGGCGACGGCCGGATTGGTTTCCTTGTTCAACGATGTCGATGCGATTCCGATCAGCTATATATCGTTGCCGGATCTGCCTGCATGCGATGGGGCTGTTTATGTGCGCGGGGATTCGATGTACCCATTACTCAAAAGCGGCGATATTGTCCTTTACAAGCAGGTACACGACATGCAGTACGGGATTTTCTGGGGTGAAATGTACCTTATATCGGCCAATGTCGATGGGGACGAGTTCGTGACGATAAAATACATCCATAAATCCGAACGGGAAAACTGTGTGAAGCTCGTCAGCCATAACCAACACCACGAGCCTAAAGATATTCCAATCTCGATGATCCGTGCCCTCGCATTGGTGAAAGCAAGCGTGCGTTATAATACGATTCGATAG